AGTCAGGCTCTTTTGACTTCAATCCCAAGAGAGTATTTGCATTGATAAGGGTATTTCCTGTTCCTAAGAAACTATTACCATACTCCTGTTCAAATTGCGCCTCTGATGTATTGGCAATAGTTTGTTTCTTCCATGCCTCATCTCTATCAGGAACGTCCCACCAATTAATGGTAAAATGTTTATAGTCTGATTGTTCTTGAACAGCGGATTCGTATATTTTATGAAACATATTACCAACGCCATTAGCAGTCGAGGTGATAATTACCTTAGATTCTTTACCTGAGGTGATAACAGGATATGTTGAAGTATAAAACTCGTCTGCATTTTCAACAAACGCAAACTCATCGAGGTATAGTAAGTTGATAGACAGCCCCCTAATTGAGCTAGAAGATGTCGCTGCAGCGACCAATTTGCTATCATTTGAGAACTCTATTGAGCCCTTATTTAAAATTTTAACGCCCGGCTGTAAAAAGAATGGGACAGACTCTAACATGGTCACGATACGTGCAACCATTTCTCTTGCGATTGCACCTTTATTAGCAAGAATTGCTACTGTGACTTCGGGATGGAATAGTAGATACCAAAGTAGATAAGCACAAGCGGTAATAGATTTACCACTCTGTCTTGATGCAAGAATTACACTAAAACGATTATCATCAAAATGATCTAGAAGCTTATCTTGGTATCCACGAAGCTTAAATTTGACAAGCCCCTCATCTAATGATATAATTTGTGTGTATCGTTCAATGAAATAAGCGGGGTCTTCTTGACACTTTATATAATCATTTAATTCGTTTTCAGTATATTCAATGTCAACACCAGCTCTTTTAATAAGTTGGTTTCCAAGGTATCCTTCATTAGTAGGTTTAACCATCGTTCTTTTTGTTTTTCTTTAAATACTTCTGTAAATCACTTGTTGAGCCGACATATAAATGGTTATGTTGGGTTCTTACACTATCAGTTTCTTTTTCTATTTCTTTAAGTTTCTTCTGTATATCAATAAGTTTTTCTGCTGTTTCTGATACTGTTTTGATCAACTGGCCAGCAACCTCATATGCACGAGGATGTTCTGTTTCATGGGATAGTTGCAAGATGCCGTCTATGGCATCTTGACCGCGTTCTACGAGACTATAGAGGTTCTCACGGGCATATTTGTAGTCATTTTCTATGTTATCTGCACGTGTGGGAACTTTAATTACTTGAGTTTTCTTTTTTAAATCCGTAGATATATCTAAAAGATCATCTAACTTATCATCAATTTCTTTGTTCATATTTAACTTTCATCTTCAACCACAGTATCAGCATAAGTTGACGTTGCTCCATCATCATAAAAAGTCACTGTCTCCGCTACTACAAACGTGTCAGTAGGATCAACCGAACCAACAAACTTAAGTGTAGTGTTTGCATCTATAGTAATTGCATTATTCAAGGTTATTGACAGTTTGTCCCCTGCTATTGCACTAACCGTTGGGTTAGTTGTTAAGTTAGTTCCAAAGACTTCATCGTTTACACTTATCTTAGTATTTATCGCAACTGCGAAAGTCACAGTTGTAGATGCCGAAACTACATTAGCAGTCTCACCAAATGCTGGTTCATAGTGTTTAACTTCTTTAATAAGTCCAGCTCCATCGATTTCTGATGTAGTAAATGCTTGTTGACCATCCGAAATAAAGGTTCTTTCAATAACATTCCTAATAATTTCACCCGTATAAACTGGGCCAAAGAAGTATAATTTCATTGTAAATTCAAGACTATACTCAATCACGCGTCTTTCTTCGAATGAGCCTTCATAAGTATCTTCCATTGTTACTGAGTTTAGAATAATTGGAACGTCTCTGTTGTCTACCATGCTATCTATCATCTTCATAGTGACGTGATACTCAGGTTGAAAATATGGAAGTATTTGTTCTACAATCTGTAGAGCATCTATAACATTTTTTGCCAAAATGCTTAATGTAAAGTTAATATTATAAGGTGCTGGTTGGTATTGAAAACCTCTCTTCCCAATATCACTTCCTTCTGTTGTTGGTTTTGTCGCTCTAAGTAGTTTGTTTTGTTGTCTTGCTTGATCGTATTCGATCCCAGTTATTTCAAAAGCCATACGTGGTAGACTGATTGATGTAATACTACCGTCTCTTGCTTTTAAATCTTCTTGGAGTCTTTCTAGAAATTTTTGTTTAGGGCCATAGGATATTGGAACCTTTTGTTGCAACAATACAGTTCCATCAGACTTTGTTTTTTTGATGTCTATATTATTAAACAGCGTTCCAAAGATGGAAACCGCACGTTTAAATGTTTCGTGATAGAAATATGTCCCGAACATTATGTGACCTCACCAAACGGATTTGTCTCGCTAAAGTCTAAGTAATTATCTCCTTGGGTTTCGAATTCAAGGTTCTCCGCTTGTCCACTGCTTTCCATTCTCAATACATCAGCTATATCTTCAATAACATATGATGCAGCTGAGCTTTCCCCAATTATCGTATCTCCAACTAATAATGTTGTAGTAATGTCTTTCAAGGTAAGTTGTCTTGTAATTGGCAACCATGTTATAATTTCACCAACGACAACACCGTTAAGTGTGACATTTTCATTAATCGTATAGTTTCCAGTCCCACCAGCAGCTGCCATAGTCATTTCTATTGAATATGCCATATCTGCTTCAACCAAGTCAGCAGAAGTTCCAGTATCGAAATCTTCTCCACCGTATTCAAACAGACTACATTTGAGTTTAAATACAAATAGTTTTCCTAGTTGAAAGAATGGGTCTTGGTCTTCTACAAATCTGATTTCAAATAAAGAACCTGACATTGGGAAGTATATTAAATCCCCTTCATTAGGTCTTCCAGCTACTGCTACATTTGCGTCAAGGGAAATGAATCTTTCCCAACTTCTTAATGAAAGAATAAATGATGCTTCTTCTTGAATGGATACACCAAATTTGCTGAATAGATCGCCTTCACCTTCAAAACCTTCTGTGTTTTCCAAATACATTTCAACAAGATACGAGTCACCGAATCTTGATTGTATATCTTCACCAAGGATTTTGTCTTCTTCTACTATTTCTCTTGGAAGATAATAAACTTCGTGACCATACATACGTAGAGCTTCAACTGTCAAATCCTCATAAAGATGTTGTTCAGTAGCTACTGCATGATTAAAAAACGTATTTGTAGGCATTTACTTACCCCATTAAGTCCATTACAGGCATTTCAAAATTAAGTCTTGATTCCTCTTCGAGTTTTGTTCTTTCTTCTGAAGCTTCAGTTTTCATACCTTCTGCATCTAATGTCACTCCGCCGGGCAATGATATACCTGAGAATTTAGAAAGATTTTCAGCCCATTGATATTTAACCAGTGCGGTTGCATATCTCTTTAACCACATATCATTATAAATGTCCGTAAAGTCTGTGGGGTCTATTTTTCTATAACAATCTATGATAATATATTCGTTTTCGTTAACAGAGTTTAAATCCATATCAAGATACAATCGATTCATATGTTGATTATATCGTATTTGTGGAACACCAACTAAAATTTGATCCATCAATGAGATGTGTTGTTGCACCATTTCATAATACATTATGTTGGTTGCTGTTAAATCGTGTAAGTCATTTAATCTTAATTGATATCTTAAATCAAACATATTAAGATTACTCTTATCATTGAATGGGAAAATTTTCATTACCGCAAGGACAAACTCGGGTAAAAGAATATAGTTTTGTTGTTGCTTTACTATTTCATCTGTGTATGCGTGTGTTCCCGCCACAGTTTCGGTAAAACTTTCGTCGGACTTCATCGCTGTGAGTTTGGATGAAGATAATTGATGTTTTAGATAGCATCTAATAGAACCATCATAATGGTATTCTCTAAAATACTGTAGAGCCTCATCCATTCTATCATCAAACTGGTCATCATCGACGTTGATATCAAGAACAGGTGCTCCTAATTTTCTTTTAATGTAGTCTTTTAGTGTGCTTCTGCTATTTGGTTCTGCCATAGTAGTATTCCTGTTATACCACTATTTATGCTGAAACTATTCTTGGAAGTATGTTTTTGCCTGTAGCCGATCAAGTTTCTGATCAAGACGGTCAATGGCGTCCATAATCTTTTGAAATTCTACTTCCATCTGATCCCGAGTTACATAATCTCTAGCAATTTCTTCACGGGTTTTATTGACTAAGATATCTAATCGTTTTTGTTCAGATAGAACTCCTCTCACCAAAAATCCTAACGGTAAGATAATAACGGTGATAAGAACGTCCCATAGAAACATTGGGTCTAGTGTAATTTCCATACAGTTATTTATTAAAATTGAATGATCGGATTGCCGTTTTCATCCAAATCAAATAAAAATTCATCAGGATTATAATTTTCTATATGTCCAAAGTTAGCATCCTTAGCCATATACTTCATATCAATATTAAATGAAATCGAATACCTATCTTTGTCTGTTGGATTAGGTTCAACCATATGCATTAGTCCACTCGGAAAGAATAATGCTTTCCCTGTTAGTGGCTTAAAGTCCCAACCTGATCTCGATCTTTCTGAATGTGGAAAGTCACTTCCGACTTGAACGTCTTTATCAATAGTGTTAAGCATGCCTTCATCCCCATCAGCTTTAATGTAAATAGCTCCACTATACCAACATCCATTATGTAAATGTGGTTTATTCCATGCACCTTTATCATTTACGTTTGCCCAAGAATTTCCCACAACCATTTGTGATTTACCTGTATCTAATCCATAAAAAGGCAACACACTTCCATCAAAAATAGTTTTAATTTTTCTCATTAATTGTTGAAACGCTGGATGGCTTTCACACCCATCATTTGATTGCCACCCTGTATAGGCGTTAGATATTTTTCTACCCATAGGGTCTTTCTTTCGCATGGCATCTATAGTTTCTTTTAACTGATTGAAGTATCCGTCTGTGCAACTATACGGCTTATTAGGTTCTAAAAAGTCTACTTCAAACACGTGATATGGAAATAAAAGTCTAAGTTGTGTCATCATCATCCTCTTTATGTGCT